CTTAGCCTGTACAAAGAAGTTCTTGCAACGCATCTCACCCATCGTATAGAGTAGACCACGAACTACCAACGCATTAGCTGCGAAGTAGTCACGGTTTTCTATATATTGCGTAGGTTGTGCCACCGCAATTTCAAGGTAATCTGTGTCAAGAACATAAACCTTTGAACCTAATGCGTTGTTGCTTGAGTCTATAGATTTAGAAACATCAGCATCTGGAAGAATCGGTATACCTTGGTAAGTCGCAAGGACTAGACCAGTTCGGGTGCCGGGGAATGTTCGTTCCGCACCAACACCAACCTGATATTCTTCTTGTCCCATGTACCTCTGTTGAGAGTTTAGAAGTCTCTCAAGTTTGAAGTACTGGTCGTGACCAAGAAGGATAAGCTTTGGCTCACCACCATTGGTACGAATATTCTGTATAGAATTATCTATAAGGTTTAGGGAAAGGTCTCTCGCTGTACCGTCGTTACCATTTGAGTAGGCAGCGGCGTTCCACGCATTAGCAGCTCTTCCCCCTCCGGTTGAGAGGTCATAAGCACCGACTCTAACACCAGCACTTACACCAGCGATACCCATACCATCTTCGGTAACAATATCATCAATAGATGTCATACCACCACGACTGATGACAAAAGCTAAGTCACCATCAGTTACTGTTATAGCAGCAGTAGATGCATGTGTTACAACGGTAGTTCCCCCGTTTGACGTTATTTCTAGACCAGCACTATCGGTAAAAGCCGCAGCACCAGCATCATAGAAAGCTATTTTATCCCCAAGATAAAATTTAGCTGCCGTTAAGTCTGGAAGTGTAGTTGTTGTTTGTCCTGTTGTAGCACTAACAATAGTACTACTTCCTGCTAGAAGTTCTTCGTTCATTTCTTTTACGTGGTCAAGCTGTGCATTCTCATTCTCCATCGCCAAAACATCTCCGATACCACCTTCGAGTTGTGCGGTAAAGACTGACTTTACTGATGCACCAAACGTGGTCGAAACAATTCTAGGTAAACTAGATACGGTTTCAATGTTGGAAATATCTACACTTGGAAGGGCACCAGTTTCAGTAACAGGTGAAGAACGATTCGTTCCCCTGTCTGTTCTGATACGCCAACCAGCGGTGCTACCCCAAACGGTTCTGGGAATAGCGTTGAAGAAACGAGTCTGGTTATTTAAAGCTTGCCATACTTTTCTACCATAGGTAGTATCAAAGATGCCAGTACCAACGCCGTCTACCGTAAACGGTGTACCGACTCCAGCACCTGTTTTCTGCAAATAATCTGCCCCAAAAACTGACGAATATAATCCGCGTGTTGATTGAGCTAAATATTCACTTAATGAAGGGTTAGCCATAATTAATTAATCTCCTGTTTCTTGTATAAATGTCTAATTGAGAAGTTCTCTAGGGATTCCATCGGTATCACCTAATTGAATTCTCTGTTGAAGTCTCCGAAGTTCACCATATGAAAGATCAACCAATTGGTCAACTGTCTCATTTGAGGTAGTTGATTTTACGATTGGAGTCGTTCCATCAGTTCCCAGTGGGTGTGTTTGTTTCGGAGCTACTAATCCAGTCTCTTCTCTAAAGCCCATCTTTCGGAGTCGGTTTTCAGACTCTGTTTGAACGGCTTTCTCAAGGTTCCCCTGTACGTCGGCAAGTTGTTTGCGGAGAGAATCAAGTTCTTTCTGCATAGATTTCATTTCATCATCTTCATCATCTTCATCATCGTCACCAGCTTTAGAGTAAGCTTTTGTGGCTTCTTCATCTTCTGGGACATCTTTGTCGTCGTTGGGGGTGTCTGCTTTTTCTTCGTCTACGTAATCATCATCGTCATCTTTGTCATCGTCGCCCTTACGCATAGCTTGGATAACAGCTTGCTGATCTTCAATTTTTGAGGTGATGTTAGCAGCGGATTCGGAGTCATCAGACCTTGATGCACTCCCGCCAGTAGTCTTAGCTTTACGCTCTTTAGTACCATCGACATCCATGCCTTGATCAGCTTTTAAAACATCAGCTACAGCCGTAGCTAATTCTTTGACGAGTGCAGCTTTTTCAACTGCGTCTTCTTCATCTTGTCTTTTCTCTTCCTCCTCTTCATCAGCTTTTGCGAGCCGAGCATCCATCTTGTGGAGTACCTCAGCAACCGCGGAGAGAGCTAGGCCATTGCCTTCTAATGCTTTCTCAATACGTTCCATATCTTCAGCCATAATAGAAATTCCTCCTATATTGTTCCATTCCATTCCAATTTTACTTGTATGGTTGGTCTAAGCCACCCCCGACCACACAAAAATATGTCTTAGTACGTTTGTTCTAGACATTTTATTATACTACGTTAATGCGAAAAACCTACGAATTTCGATGAATTCGCATTTATTTTTCATTTACTTCGGATAAACCCTTTTCAAATAGACTTAATATTTCATTTCGATAGTCATACATAGGAACTTGAAGAAGTTTTTTCAACTTTTCGCATTGTGTTCCTTCGGGAATAGAAGCTTCAACCAAATCTAAAATCTTACCCACCATTCTAGAATGACGTTGCATTACATATTCTTGTTCTTTACTTATCTGTGTTACATCTACTGACATAATATCACTTACTCCTACTTTAGATTGATTGTTGTTTCACTAGTCGGAAAGGCTTTTTCGGTAAACAATGCTACTTCTTGTGCAATCGCTAATGTTAACCATCCTCTTCCGAAACCTGCTCTTTGCGAGCCTATTTTCTTATCATGTTTTCGTACTGTCGCAACTTTGCCACTTGGATATCTTCGTATATGTTCTTTGACTTCCATAGTACCTTGACTAGCAGTAGCTAGATTTGTTCTATTAATTATATCAGCGTAAGGAACGCTATAATGAATTGTTGAAACTGTTGTAGGTGTTTCTGAAGTAGCCACAGAAGATTCATGTTTAACTGATCCAGATGCTCGTAATCTTCCAGTTTTTACAGGAACCGTTCTTTGAGAAGTTAAAAAAATATTCTCTGCTAAAGTACGTGTAGCAGCAATTAAAGCTTCTTCTATTTTTAATTCGATAGTATTAGGCATAGTATTTTATTATACTATGCTCTGACTCCAAACTTCTGGTATAACAGCGATAAATTTGTTAGGAGAATTATCAAATTTCTCTAGTCGAATAATCTCTTTGCCCACATTACCATGTTCAGGATGCCAATAAGTAATCAAATGTTTAGGAGGCGAACTTATATGCAGTTTATTAGTTGTGTATTCATCAGAACCTTTCATGGTTCCGCAGATATACATGGCTCCTGTACCGATATCATATTCATCTATGCGATGGAAATGTCCTATCATGATATCATCAAAGCTCTGTTGACCGTTCCAATCCTTATTTTGTTGCTGTACCCCTCGCATTTGTCCTACCATACGTGTAAAACTTGCTGATGATCCACCACCTGAAATAGAATCACCATGCATAATAAGAATATTTCGGTTAGCTACTTTAATAATAGTACTAAAGTTTTTAGGAATATGGAACTCTATGTTCTTTTGGTTTTTACAGAAAGCTCCTATCCATTGATATAACATATGATCCCAATCCATATACTTATCTTTAGATGGAATCTTACGAGTCATTCGCCCATGATTACCTACAACTCCCGAAACTCGTATCTTTTTAAAATGTTGGGATAATTTCATTAAGGCTTGGCTAATAAGAAATGCTCCGTTCAACATTTGTTCCATACAGTTACCTATATTGGTTCTTGCTAACTCCTCATGTATGTCCCCACTAACCATGTCTCCTAGCATAGGTATTACTAATTCTTCTACATCTGCTATATTTCGTCTATAACTAGAAAGTAAAAGAATCTGTTCTGTCCAACCATATAATCTCTTATTAAAAATATCTATGTTATATTCATTAATTCCGGTGGTTTGGTCATAAGTTACTCGATCTCCAACATGTGTATCAGTTAATGGAGCAACCATAGTTTGAGGTTTTAGTCCTCGGTTCCTCTTCTTCGACGAAGATATTTTATGAGGAATCTGTGAAACTTTAGAAATAGCAGGAGTATGCTCTCGTATAGCATCGATAATAAGTTCTTTCTTACTGCTATCTTTAATAGCACTTTCGTAAAGTTTTTTATAATAAGTAGCTTCTGCTTTATATGTGGCTACTTTTCTATCCTGTTTTACTTTTTCTTCTGCCCAAAAAGTTGCATCTTGTAAGGGATCATCGCTCTCAGGAGCGATTACATCTGCCATATTTGCAGCAGCTTCATCTAATATTTCCCCGAAATTAGGTTCGGAATAACCCTCTCTGTCGTACCATCGTTGAATAGTACTTCGATGTACGTCTATTCCATAAGTGTCCGTTAGCCATCGTTTCAAGTCCGTCCATCCCATTCCTGCTCTTCTCATCTTTATTATTTGAGGTTTTGCTTGTTCGGGTATTGTCATCTATTCTCAACTTTCTATACTGGAGGTATAAAATCTTACCACACATTAGGCAAGATAATTCATCCTCATCTAATTTCATCGTCCCATTACACTTAGGACATAATCTATTATATATCCTAGGCGACATCTTTGTCAACTGGTGCTGATTCTCTAGCTAAAGAAGTTAGTTTATCTTGGAAAGCATAAGCAGGTTTTTCCATAGGATGATTATATGCATTTGGAGTTATGATTAATTTTGATAGATATTTTATAAACCACTTTAATTTACCTGTTATCTCTTGTTCTACTGCATGATAAGATTCATGAGCAAACATTCCAAACTCATAAATCAATGCTTCCCTATCGCCTTGTCTACTTTGAAATAGATTTTTCATTCGTGGGTAATGGGGTGTGTAATAAATCGTTCCCCATAATGTAATTCCTTCCGGTTTCGAGGGTAATTTCGCAGCTATAGTTCCCACTATCGATGTTGTTACTACCGGAGGATAATATCTATATGATCCATCTGAAGTAGAACATTGATAAGTTCCAAACTCTTTACGTAATTCATCTCTAAGATAATTTCTCCAACCTAGAGGGAATTTTACAATGTAGTCATAATCTTTCATTTTCTAAGCACCTCTGATATAATTACTCCTACTAAAGATAAGACAGCGATGAGGACTGCTAATTGTATTAACAGTCCCCATAAATCTGACTTATTCCGCACCATTGAATAACCTTATTCGTTAGTTAAGGTTGTTGTTGGTGCACCAATAGCTACTTCAACGTTATCTGAAACGTTCCAGTTGGCTGCTGTAACACTTTGATGTATCTTAAATTCCTTAGTAGCAAATCCATCTGCGGCACCAGCGTTACCACCACCACCTATTTCATTAAGTCTAATAGTTAGTGTGCCGACTTTCATCCGATCAAACACACAAGCCCCACCTTCAGTATATAAATTACTTAAAGTTAGCTTATCTATCTTACCATTTTTTGAACTGGTTGGGGCATCAATATGTATTCTATCATATGATCCACCCGAAGTCACCATTGCTTCAGCCTGATGATGACCTCCACCGACTGCCCTCATTCTTGAAGTTCCCGGTGTAGTATTTATTGACTGTCCATCTGAAGCATTTCCAATTACGTTTATCGTATGTGCCGTAATATTATCGAAATACATAAACGTACATTTCGACTTCTCGACCAGTAATTCGCCCACCTCTAGGAAGGTACTAGTACCACCAGATACTACTGTCCCACCAATTAATACTGCTGTAGCCGCAGCCGCAGTACCCCCAGCAGACGTATGTGTTGACGTAGGTATTAAAGACCCATTATAAACTGTACCTACTGATACATTCTCTATTTTAATTTCTCTTACTGGAGTATCTGCTAAGACAATTCTTAACGTATTGTCATCTTTATTTTCCTTTCTCCACGCCATTGTTTGTTCTAGTGTGGAAGAAGGATTCTGAGCAGGGGCTGCATATATGCCTGAGTCTCCGTTAGTGAAGCTTCGATCCGCTAAAACCGTCTCGTTCACAACGACTCCAGTTCCTGCCGTACCACCAATAGCCAATAGACCTATTGCCATTTGTGGACTCAGCCCCATTACTCGTAGGAACGAATATGGAGATATTATAATTTTAAAGGTTGTCTTCCATTTAGCTGACTCTTCATTTAAATAAGCTATTTTAATCAGCAGCCAATTTCTCCATACTGCTACTCTTCTATAAGCTCTAATGGGTGATCTAATAACTACCATTGGCGTAGCCTTAATAGTAGTCCACCATGCTTTAAAGTTACCTACGTGTATTAACAATCCAAATACAATTAGACCTGACGATGCAGCTATTGTAAAGATCATATTTGCCTGTAAATAGACAATAAAATCAAATAATTTATTTGCTATGCTTAGTGTTATATAAGGGGCAAGTGTAGGAATGGGATTAACATATGAACATATTAACCCAAAGCTGCCCATTAATACTAATAATGACGTATTTACCGCTCCCAAGGCTGTATTTATCCGTTTAACAGGTATACTCAGCTTTGGTACCGAGAAAATACTCTTTAAAAACTTTCGTATCTTTTTCATGGGTTAATCACCCTCCATAACTTTCATTGAAAGTGCGATTATTCCTCCAATTGTTGCTGTTGCTACGGGTTCTAAATCTTTCATTATAGCCATTATAGTAATAATGCCTAGAATCGCCAGTCCTAGTAATACTTGCGGTCTTATTTTTGCCATCCATGGCATATGCATACTCCTTTGCTGTGTCTCTATATTATACTAACATTAAGACTTTTTCTTTATAGAATCTACCATTTTTTTAAAATCCTCATCCCCTTTATAAAGATCATCAAACTTCATTTCTTCCAATTCTGCCAACTTAAATTCTGGCCCAAAAGGAACATCTATTGCTAGTATTCCAGCTTTAGTATCCGAGTCATCTGTTTTACCATCAACATCTTTTGCATTTGTAGCTTTTAGTTTATCCATAAATTCTTTTTGTTCTCTTACCGCATTATCAGATTCCTCGTCATCTTCGTCTGATTCGTGTTCTACATATGCTGGAGTATATTCTTTTGGTGCAGATGGATCAATTATAGCCGTCACACTTTTTTCTAAATGCTGTTCCGTATCTATAGGAGGCAAATCTTCTAAAATTTTCATTCCTAAGGCTTGCCCAGCTCGATGATCGCTGGGATAATGTAACCCAGCACGTAACCGATTCAATCCTATTTTTGAAGCAATATTATTAAAATCATCAGCATGTTCTGGGTAAATTTTAGATAATATTCCTGCTAAAACTGTAGACTGTGTTGCATGTCCACTAGGATATGCTGGAGAATATCCTGCTTTATTTGGAGTAGGTTCTATATCACTAACTTGTGCGGGGCGTGGACGATTAAATTTAAACTTCACATGATGTACAATTTTATTTACGTCTTGAGCAACAGCTTCAATATAATCCTCATCAATACTTAAATCATTTTCTTTTAGATAATCTAAGAAAGGTTTTACTAAATCTTTATCTTGTTCTCGAATTTCTTTATCTACCCTTGAAGCATCTTTTTGATACTGCTTAATTGTTTTAATCTCTGTTTCATTATCTGGAGGTGAAGAA